TTGGCACTGTCAACGAACATCACGCCCAATCCCGCAGGGCTGGCGAACTGAAAGTTCAGCCGGAAGCCGACGAATGCCTGTGACGGGGAATTTGCCAGCGGCGCTCTGGCAAGCCGTCCGCCGATGCTGGAGTCAAATCCGGCGTTAAAGGTCATATAGTTATCGCCAAGCGGACCGCCCGTGACGATGCTCATGGCCGGAGCTAGTTCGCCAGAAACCGGAATAAACCGGCCATAAGTCACATAATCATTCCAGTTGGTCGAAAACCCAAAGCCCTCGCTGTCGATGAGTGCCATTACAATCCCGCTCCAGTTTGCATGTCGGCGATGAATTGTCGGTACACCACGCGCTTCCCGTCCGCGACGAGATGCGGAAAGTTCCGCAGCCGCTTGATCGGCGCGCCGGCATCGGTATAGGCCGCTGGATCGAGGGCGTAGAGCGCACCGGTCTGCCAGTCAGCAACGACCACCTTGCCATAGGCGTGCGCCGCGCAGTGCGCGCGGTGGCGGTGCTCCGCGCCGTTCGTATCGAGCCACACCGCCTCGTGCCACTCCCCGGTCGCCTCGTCGAAGCGCCACGTCTTATCAGCGGTCGGGAAGTTGAGCTGATAGAACGCGTGGCCGCCCTGCTGGAACGTGAAACCGACGGCATCCGTCGTGGTAGTGTACGTCCCCCATTCGCTCTCGATAGCATGGGTGGACACCCGCGACGCCTGGTAGCCGGTGGTGCGCACGACGACGTTGCGGCCGGCCTGGTCCTGCGTGAGCCAGTAGACCGACTCGTTGATCTGGGCCACGGAGTACTTCGCGACGCAGCCGTGCTGGACGAACGGCCCCGGCATGATGGCGAAGGGAAAATCCGCCGCGCCGGCGTTGTACCAGATTTCCGTCGTCCGCTCGCCGATCAGCCAGATGTTGCGCTGATTGACGGCGATGGCGACCAGATCGTCGGAATAGCCGTTCTTGGCGGCGATATAGAGGCTGTCGAACACCACCTCGCCGTTATAGGTGCAGTAGACGTTCCTGGTGCCGGGCTGGTTGAGCAGCAGGAAGCCGTCGAGCGGGACGATGCGGTCGGCGCCGAGGAAGCCGTAGACTGCGGTCGAGGCAACCGTCGGCGCGTTGCCGGCCGGTGTCGGCGCGGAGTTGATCGCGGAGAACGCCAGCGTGGTCAGATCGACCTGCCAGCCGGCCGCGGTGCCATCGACCAGGACCATGGTCAGACCGTTGTCGGCCATGCTGACCGGCGTGGAGGGGGTCGAGAGCCCGCCGGCGATCGAGCCCAAGGAGGTCATCGACCAGTCGGCCGCGACCCTGTAGAGCACCGCGCCGCAGGCGTAGAACAGGGTGTCGCTGTTGGCCCAGTAGAGTCCGCGCGCCGGACCGGCGGTTGGTGGGGTCGCGAGGGGTGTCAGCCCGGGCGTCGGGTAGAGGGTCGCGATTGCATCCTCGGCGCCGTGCTGCAGATCGATGACCGAGCCCGGCGGCTTCTTCTCGGAGAATAAATTTACTTGCCGCTGAGCGCTCGCGATGAGCGAACGCGCGGTGTAGGCCCCGCCGGTCAATGGGATCCTCATTACCCGCCGCACCCCTTGCCAACGGCGTTGCCGCCCGGCCGATCTTCAACGAACTCAGTCCAAGGGATCCAACCGTGCGGGCAGTGAAATCCCCAGACGCGGACCCTTGGGCCGGTCAGAAACAAAGTCCACACCGGCCCGGGCCCTAGCTCAACGCGGTGCGCGGTTGTCGGCAGACGCGCGATCAGCCGCCACGGTGCCCACGGTCGCCACGGGTTGCGCCTCCTCACGCAACCCTCCTGATGCTCCAGATAGGAACCACGCAGCAAGATGGAGACGTTAATCCAGGGATGATCGTGCAGCGCGCGGTCGTCGTCGCTGCGCAGGAAGTGGTGCAAATAAACGTTGAGCCAGCGGTTGCGCGGAATCAGCCACCATCTTTCGAGGTAGGGATCATCGGCGGGGCCGATAACGTAATCCGGTGCTCTCACGGCACCCACCCGCCGAGGAACTGGCCGAGCGTCATGCCGTTGCGCCCGCCCTGCAGGTCCGGATGGACTTCGAGCGTCGCGATCTGCGCGTTGGCGTTGCGGATGGTGTTCTCCGCCGCCATTGCCAGCGCCGCGATATCCGGCCGCGCCGGCAGGCCATAGGCGATCGCCAGGCGGGCGGCGAGATTGTAGAGGATCGCCTCCTCGTATTCCGCCGGCAGCGTCAGCGGGCTGGTCAGCGTGGCGAAGTTGGCCAGCACCGCCTTGATGAAGATGTGGATCTCGTAAGTCGCGTTTGGCACCGGCCATATGAACAACTGGCCCAGCGGCACCGACGGCAAGTAATAGACCGCCGAAGGCCACGCCTTGAGTGCCTTGATACTGATGCTGTTGTAGTCCTCGCGCGCATCGATGACCTGCAACGGATAGTCGACGGCGGCGCTCCCCGTCAGCAGGCGGACAAAGGCGTCTTCGACGTTGTCCGGCCGCAGCACGTTGATGTCGCCGCCGATACCGACCGAGTAGCTGAGCGCGCCGGTGGCCGGAAACACCACCTCCGCCAGCGACGGCACCAGCCAGCGCCGCGACTGCCAGAGGTTGAGCATCCGCACCAGCGTCGCGAAGGCGTCGTTGATGTCCTCGGCCGCGGCGGTGCGGCCGACGCCGAGGACGCCGGTGAGCTTGAGCGCACCGGTGCAGATATCGAGCGCGGTGGTCATCGCGTTCCCCGGGTCAGAGCGGTTCCGCCGTGCCCTTGCTGATCTTGTGGTCCGAAGCGGCCGAATTGCGCACGATCGGCAGGCCGGCGGCATCGAGCGCCGCGAGCTTGGCGCGGGTGTTGGCGGCGCCGGCGATGTGCGCCTCGGTCCAGGTGCGCGACGCGTCCGCCAGCTCCGGCGAGTCGAACCAGTCGGTTGTCGGACCCGCGAGCGATGCCTCCTCGTTCGGATCGGCGACGGTCACCGCGCCGTGCACCGGATGGTACTTGGTCTTCGGATAGCCGAAGAAGCTTTCGACCTTCTGGATGAAGGTGGCCTTGGGTGCCGGCGCCGGCACGACGGTCGGGGCAAGCGGATGCGCCGGATTGGCGATCGTGACCGGGGCAGCGGCCGCTGCTGCTGGCGGCACGGCGGGTGTCTCCGCCGGGGCGGGGGGTGGTGTCGCCGGTGGCGGCGCGGGTGGTGTCGCCGGTGGCGGCGCGGGGGGTGGCGCGGGCGGTGGCGTTTCCGGCGTCACATGCGGCGCGGCCGGCTCAGTTGCGGGATGCGTCTCGCTCATCAGATCGTCTCCATACGGGTGCGCTGAACCGGTACGATGGTCTCGCCGATGCCGCCGGACGCGGCGCGCATCTTGTCGGTGTGGATGTCGGCAGGCTTGTCGGACCAGCCCTTGCCGAGCGCCTTGGCGGCGGCCTCGCTGTCGACGGTCGTCATCCGGCCATCCTCATGGTAGGCCGCGGCTGGATACTTGTCGGGCATGGTGTTTATTTTCCTTTCGATGTGTTGTATTTAGTTATGTCAGTATTATAGTGCATCACACACTACACAACTCCATTCCGGCCTTATCCACAAGTATCCGTATAGTAAATCAAGACGCGTTATAGTTTGGTCATTTATTCCGTCGTAGAACGAGATCAGCCGGATCGATACGCCGTCGTAGCTCTCTCGGTAGCTCTCGACGACGCCCTTCGTCGGCATCTCCATCGGCACGACGGCCAGCGTCACCGCCTGCGGCACGAAGATGAAGTTCTTCCGGTAGGTCTCGGACGCGTTGGTCAGGCAGACGACCGCGGCACCCGACGCCGGCGAGGCGGTCACCGTCTGGAATGCCACCTGCGCTCCTCCGCTGGCCGGAATCAGCGCCGGATAGACCGGGATCGAGGTTGACCCGGTCGGCACCGCCGCGGTGACGTTGAACTGCCGCAGGAAGCCGGTGGAGACCTTGGTCACCCGGTTGACCGCGTAGACCCCGGCGAAGGTGATGACATCGCCCTGGTTGAGCGGCGCCGTCGTCGTCGTCACGGTGATCGCCGAGCCGGTCTGGTTGGCGCCGTTGACCGTCGGCAGCGTGCCGTAAGCGGCGGTGACGTGCGGGATCACCGTGGGATCCTGCATCCAGTCCATGCCGAGCACGCCGCGGCCGATCATCGCCGAACCATACTGGTCGCCGATCTTGGCCTGGCTGTTGAACAGGCCGGAGAACGACGAGACGGTGCGCGCCATGGTGACCGGATCGAGCACCGCCTTGCGCTGGCCGCGCGGCGTCGAGTTCTTGTCGAGCAGCGCCCCGGCGGTGGCCCACGTGGTCAG